GGGAGCACATCAGTAGGGATGCTGCGAATAAGCTTATCGTAGTCCACGCGGCGGCGTACAATACGCAGGAGCGTCATATCCAAACTAGCCATACAGTTTCCTTCTAATGTCCTCTCGTGATAATAGCTTAGGGTCCGTGTCGCTGCGGATTACACGCGCATCCACACCGTAAGCGGTTAGTTGTTTGAAAATCTTTGATGCGGCTCGTTGGCCCGGTCCATCGGGGTCTAGCCAAATGGCTACAGGCAACCTGCTCTTAAGGAGAAGTACAGCCTGTGCGTCGGATAGAGAAGTGCCAAGCATAGACCAGCCCTGTTGTCCGAGGCCCACCTTCCACGCGGATAAGATATCCTCCGTGAGGACAATCTCCTTGCCCTCGCCGTAACGAGCGAAGAACGCGCTCTTGTCAACCAACGGGTTGAGGTACTTGGGCCTACCATCCTTAGTAGTAAGGTTCCGACCTTGCCAGTAACAGACCTTCCCCCCGTGTAGTACAGGAAGAATGACCCGCTGTAGTCGCTCACACCAGTAGAAGCCCGCTTCCCTGATATCGTCATTAGACATTCCAATCTTGTATAGCCACAGGCGGGCCTCCTTGGGCCACAGGGCGGCATCGGGTTCAATGGGGGTAGGCAGTGCCACAGACCGGGAAGCCTCCTGCTCCACGGCCCTCACAGCGGTCAGCCGGGCCAATCGCTGGCCTAGGCTTTCCTCCGGGTGCGGCACCCACCCATCGTCACTACAGCGCCAGCAATACGCGCCCCATCCATGTTCCTTATGATCTACCTTGAGGGTACGCCCTGACCCGCAATCGTGGTCAACACGCTTGGAACGCCCGATATCGAGCGTCTTAGCCTCGTCAAGCCATGATCGCGGGTCTAGCATGATTACTCCTCGTAGGGCTCATCGCCATATTGCATGGCGTGTGCCACGTTGTAGCCAAGGCCGGGGTCGCCCATCAGGATATCCACCGGGGTACAGTCGCAGTCATAGCCGCCCTGCTCGATAGCTTCCCGGTCATCGCAAGCCCGATCACAAACGGGCTCGTCGAACAGGTCCAGTTGGTAGTCGTCCATCAGTGACGCACGATGGTACGAGGAACACCGGGGACGCGCATAGGGTTACCGTGCCGGTCGCTGGCGTGGTAAGGGGCTTCGCCGCCCCGGTAGTGGCTACCCTTGTCTTTGCGGGGCTGCTGCGTATTGGTTGGCAGCACACGCCGGGTATTGTTGGTTGGATAAACAGCAGCTCGCATTGTAGTCTCCATTGAATAAGGGAGGGTTCTTTCAAGTGTATCCCACAAACACCAATCAGCCCGCCTAACAAAAATATCGCTATCGTTGTCAGGTCCGGCGTTACGCGGCTATCCCGCAGGGTAGCGTTCGGCTAAGGCCCCTCGTATCACCTGATACGGCCAGCCGCGTAATCCTTAGATCGTTTCAGTAGCCGTCACTGATTACTCAGCGCCGTCCAGCGGATCGCTTTCGTCCAGCACTTCTTCCGAAGCCGGGGCGTCAAATACGGCGAGGCCCTCGCCCATATCATCGTCGTCCTGCTCCGTAGCAGCATCGCCAACGGACGTAATGTCCCGAGCGTTGACCTTGTAGGTATCGGCGTCGAAGCCTTCACCAGCTTGGACCTTGACGATCTTGTTAGCCAGTTGGCCGTCGTCGCCCATAACGTCCTGAACGCCAAGGACGATACCCGACAGGATGCGGGCAGCGCGGGCCGGGACAGTCTCGCCAGCCTTGTTGGTACGCTCCGGGATATTCCGGCCGAAGCGGAAGGTAACGGCGTCGCCAGCGGAGATACCGTTCAGGACGGTTTCCGTAGTCTCACGCTGCTCAAGCTTGGCAACGCGGGCACGGGCCAGCACCAGCAGTTCAGCAGTGGTCTTCGGGGCGGCGGCGTTAGCGGTTTCGTTGTTAGCCATGTGTTAGTCTCTTTCCTAGTGTTTCCATGCAGAGGCCCCAAACGGGCTTGCAATGGTGTGCTAACTGCACAAGCGAAGGGACGGCGGACCATCCCCTCATTTGTATAGTCAGTGTTCTAGGGTGACGTATTGGTAGCCCACCACACTGAGGCCATAGCGTTAGCCATGTGCCGACTAAGTACGCAGTCCGAGCCCTGCATTGCTACGCGGGCTCTATCCGCAAGCTGGTTGTACCTACTGCGTATAATATAAGTAGAGCCCGTTTGTGATGCGGCAATAAGATATGCAAGCCTCATCACTTGTTGATGCCTACGCTGCGCCCCCATCAGAAGTACGGGTCAACGTGGTCGTAAAGCTCGTCGTCCCGCTGCTGCTCAGCCTCTTCGCTAAGCTTGGCACAGTGTGCCACAATCGCTTGCCACGCGGTAGGCATTATACAATCTCCGTGTTTCCATTGGCGTGAATGATGAAGACAGCTTCCTCATCGCTGAGCATCTTAATGCGATAGGCCAGAGCCCTAAGCTCTTTCCTAGCAGTCTTGGTATCCGGCGAGGTAAACTCGTAGCGGTAGCTGCTTTCTGTAACGCAGCGTCCATCCGCCCCTATCCACGCCCCGTCAACGAAGACGCGGGTGTATCCCCTGCACCACTCAAGGAGAGTGTCTACAATGGAAGCGTGCCCAACACAGGTGCAGGGCAGCGTAATACTTGCAAGCTTCATAACGGGTGTCCCTCAATAAGTAGGGCCGGGTACACCTAGTAGCATACCCGGCCCATACATAGGTTAGTGGTTAGAGAATACGCTCAAGGTCGATGGCCGAGATAGAGCCATGCACACCCTTGTGGTTAATCACGGCAATGCCGTAACCCGTGGGCCGATCAACCTCGTTGACTTCCACAAGCAGGGCACCATCCCAGCCAAGGGACTTAGTGGCGTCAGCCTTGTACCGAACAGCCTCACCTGCCTTAAACGGGCGGCGAACGAAGGAGAAGCCTTGGGCAACGCAGTAATCCGGGGCGAACTGGCTTTTGACAACGCTGCCGCCTTTAGTGGTACAGCTGTAGAACAGGCTGCGACCATCGCGGGTGGTGCCACCAACCACGACTTCAGCGCCGATTTCCGGCCAGCTTTCGTGGTCATCGACAACTCCGCAGTAACGCAGCACATCGCCCACTTCAACGTCCTCGATACGCACGGGACGATCAATAGGCAGTCTAGTGGGCTTGGGCGGCTCAGGCTTATCTTCGATAGCATGAATATCGTTCAAGCTTTCAATGATGCGGGTGCGAATACCCTCGCCGGTAATAAGATCGCCCGGCATATTGCCAAGCAAGGCATCAACTTGTACCGCAGTGAGCTTTTCTCCGGGCCACGTACGCAGTCGGCGACCAGCAGCCGCTTCCCGGATTTCTTGTGAGGTAGTGTACTTCATGGTATCTCCAAAATCGGGTCGCCCAGCAAAAATATGCTGTGGCTTGTGAGGTCCGTAAGTTACGCGGTAAAGCCCCGCCCCAAGCGGGTGCTAAGAGGGCGGTTGCCGTTCTTGAGGTCCTGTAGCGTGGCAGCAAGGGTGTCGCTGCCGTTACGTCCCTCGTTAAGCAGGGCTTGGAGCATATTGATGCGATCACGGGTAACCATGACCCTATGCTGCGCGTCAATGCGTTCTCGGCTCCTATCGCACATTGCGCCCTCCTATAGGTACACCATACCGCCGGGTATAGGCTACCCAGCAAGCGGGCCACTGATTGAAGCGCGGCCCATTGGTGGGCGCAAGCATAACAAAGCCCGCGCCCCGAATAACAACCTCACGCATTACGCAACTCCCGTGCTTTAGCCCGCCAATGCGCTGCACTGATGCGGTACTGATTAGCGGTACGAGTATCGCCCGCCTTAATGTGGTGGTTCACCAAATCCTCACAGATGCGGGACTTGCGGTGGTAAGCTTCAGCGAGCGCCACGACGGGGCCTCATAGCGTTAGACAGCCGACCACAGGCACCGTAGCCGTGATACAGCACCCACTCGATAGGGTGATCGCGTTTGTGTCGGTCCATGAGCCACAGGGCGAACAGGCGGGCCTCAAGGGCCAGAAGCAGCTTACGCATGGTTATCTCCTAGTTAACCAGTCATAGCAACGGGTGACCCGCCGCCAATGGTGCCGCCGCCCGCGGGGCCAAGCAGGAACACTTGGCACTCCCTACGGATACGGCGTCTCGCTCTTATCCACTCGATCTTAACTACCGAGTACTCCAAGCAGAAGCGATCAATCTCCTGCTTCCGCTTGAAGCAATCAGGTAGCTCAGGCTTGGCTACGGGCAAAGTCTTTGGCCCGCTGCTTGGACTGCGGCGTATAGCGGCAGCGCACCCGTTGCTGGAGGAACCGCGAGGCGAACTCCCGGCTTTCCTTCGTGTTACCCCGGTCAAAAGAGCGCGGGTTACCGTCGTCCATAGTATAGGTGATACGCATAGCTTAGGTTCCTTGTCCTCGCTGGATTGCGATTGGAAGCAGGGCATCCATAGCCTATAGCGTCCTATAGGCCCGTCTGCTGATCGGTTTGCACTAGGCATAACCGGGCAAGTCTCGACCACTTGCACCCTGCTACCAATAACAACCCGCTACTAGGTAGGCTGGCAGCGCCAAACGCTCAGCCATGACCTACCTAGATTTACGCGAGCTAACGACAAGCCACCCACCGGGAACACTCTCGCATAGGCCCGCCTGTCGAAAGTTATGCAACCCCCGCCGCTACTAGGAACCTAGCATAGTCAAAGCGAGGGTTATCTTGTGCGAAGGCGTCCGAGAAGTCCTGCGCCATTAGGCGTATCTCCATACGGATAGCGTCCCGCGTTTTCTTGTCATACACAGAGCACATTGCGTCCGTGTCCACTGTATCCAGCCGGTGCTTAATGCGCCTAGCTACAAACTCAAAGTGTCTGCGTTCCATTGCTTCACCATAGCAGCGGGCGGGGGGCCAGATTGCCCCGCCCTAGTTGAAAGTTTCTGTCAGGTCCTCAGGTCCGGCGATACGACACCCCTAGCGTAACCCCTGCTAGGAAGGCGAAGGCCATCGCCGCCGTAATCCAGACCGTCACCATTACATCACCCCGGTGTCGATAGCGACCAGCTTGCGGAGGCCAGCGATGCGAAGATCGTTAGCAGGGTCCGCCTTGAGTTTGCCAGCAGCAGCAGCAGCCGTGATCTTCTTGATAGCCGCAGCGATCAGCTTGGACACATCGACCTCAGCCATGTCCGGCTCAGGATTCAGGTCATAGAAGGGCAGCTTGATAGCCGCCATCACCAGTGCTTCATCGACCGGGAGGTAGGCGTCGGCGTTCGGGCCGAGATTCTTACATCCCCACTTGAAGCTCCCGTCCTTCTGCTTAGACACCGTGATACGGATGTTCGAGAAGTAGGTGAACCAAGCGATCACCTTGTTACGGGCTTGGCCAGCCGACATAGCTTGGCAAAGCTGCAAGGCAGGAGTGGCGTTGAGGTGGCCGCCCATATCAGCCGGAAGGCTGGCGATAAGGGCGGCGACGGCGGCGGCGTGGGTGTCCCGGTCAAGGTTCTTCCCGCGAGTGCCGATCGAGACGACGGCCTTCTTAAAGACCTCATTCGTCATGATGTGGGTGGCGTACTTCATAGCTAAGTCCCGTAGGTTTAACTAGCCTTAGTGCTAGTGGAAACCCTACGGGCGAGACGATCTTAGCCGCCTAGCTATGGTTGGTGATACGTCTGACATAAGCAGAGCGGGTATCAATAAGGTAAGTCGGGCTGTCGAGCAGACCCATAGGGTTACCACTAGCACCAAGCAAACAATCAGGCCCGATAGGTTCTAGGGTGTCTGTACCCTAGTCCTCGTTGCGTGTGTTCATCATTGGTGCATCGTTGCCGACGTGCTCGGGCTATATCCCTATCTAGCATCGTCCTCCACCTATTACAGTGGGCCCTAGTAGCGAGGCGTTAAGCCGGGCTTAGGTTCTGCGATAAGGTCGCAACCCTAGTCCATTGGCGGTGCTCCGCTAGGCAATCCCCGCCGACCAGACGGGGCTTATAGGTGCTTAACCACCCTTAGCCTATTCAATGGGCTATCCTCTCGCTGATAGCTTGAAGGCACTTAGGTCTTAGGCCGGTGTCCTAGATGAAACCCCTCTGCCCGTAGGCTAAGGGTAACCCTAGATTTTGCACGTCCTACTCACCTTGGGGATTAAACCCCGGTATCCAAGTCTTAGGGGCCTTGTTACCCCTTGTCAACCCTTCCCGGTTGATACCGTCCGGTTATTCGCGCCGTCACGCCTAGGCCTTTTGGCCGGGTCCTAAGCCTAGGTCAAGATACCCTTGCGGGTTAATCCCTAGACCGCCTCTAACCTAGCGCCACGGAACCGGATAACAGGGACGAACCCTTGTAACTAGTTAACCCGTATTACTCACTAGGGCCTTCCGCCGTGGCGTACCTATTAAGGGTGGTTTCCCTATCTAATCCGGCGGGACGAACCCTGTAGCGCCTTGCGGCCCCGTTTCGATGACTAAGTTTTAGAGGCGGCCTTATGGGAAGTCACCACTTTTCTTTCGCCTTATATATCAAGGGGTTATCCCTTCGCCCATCATTTATACTGTAGCGGCCATGAGGTCCGGCTGTATGGGATACCACTTGGGAAGCATCATTCTATCAGGGTCATGTATCAAAGTTTGACTCTAAGCATTCATCATTCGCCCCTCTAAGTATCCATTCACTTTATCAGGGTGGTTTACTTAGGGATTACTTCTAGGGGTTTCCCCCTTGGTTTATATCAGGGCAAATAGATGCAAGCGGCCTATGGCGTTCTCTATGTTCTAGGGTGACATAACTAAGCCTAAGCCCTTTGGCCCCTTAGTATTCAGGGACAAGGTTTAATCAGGGTAAGGCTTAGCGGCGGGATACCCCTTGGCTTACCCTTAGCAGCCCCTTGGCATACCGGCTTAGCCTTGGGGCAGGGCGTTTAAACGATACAGATAGGCCGGGGCCTTAAAGGCTTGGAAAGCGCACACGCTAACGCGCGGATATATAGCGGCGATGAAAACAGGGCAAAATCCACGGGAAGGGGTGCTACAGGGCAAACTCCGGGCTTTCTATACCGTGACGCCCCAAGGCTATCCGGCTGGCCTCCACGGGGCTTAAAAGGGGCTTAGCGGCGTTTCATCGTTTAACAATATGGGTTGGCATCGATAAACGATAACGCATGGGTGGCACGGGGGGGAAAGTCGCGCGTGTGGAATGGGAGGGCTCCCCTCGGATATACCAACCATTTTTCGGTCGCTATACCAAGGAGAACCCTATGCGTATTTCCGCATATTCCATGCTTATGCGCTTTACCGCATAAATTATTCCTGCCGAATAACGGTATCCCGCCACGCACGAAGCGCAGCCTTATCCGCATTGCAAACATCAAGGTCAAAATCCCTGATCGCATACGCTACAGCTAGGTCCCCGTTGGTTTCCATGCGAACAGCGCGTTTAACGCAGTCCTCAAGTAGCTCTGGCGGGGGAACGATGCTAACGACTTGCCGAGTGGTTTGGCAAGCGCCTACGGAGGTCATCAGGAATAGGCTGGTTAGCCCAATCAGGGTTAGCTTGGATACTTTCTTGTAGATCATCCATTGACTCTTGGTTATGTTCCTCCATAAGAAGGAGGATACGTTGACGCTCTGCGGATGCAGCGGCGTTACCCATGACTTGAAGGGCCAAAGTATCCCGCTCTGCGGTGACCTGCGCCAGTTCTGCGCGGGCTTCCACCCGGCCTACGGCTTGGGACCGCCAATCGAACAGCACGAAGCCGATCAGGATGGCAGCAGCGCCGATAAGCAGAAGACGACCCCAATAATCCTTGAGGTCCAAGCGTGCCCATAGGGCCTTAATCTTATCAATCACGGGCTTAAAGCCTTTCCAGTTGATGTTAGACAGGCTAACAAGTAGCGAGGCTACCTGCTGGACCTGCCCGAGGGTTAGACGGGGAGCCGGGCGGGCCATGATCCACGCTAGCCCCGGTTTCCGGCCGCCACAGGGGCAGCAGGGCACTCCGGGGATGACGATGCCGGGACAGCCGCAGGGCGCTCCACGGGCACCGCAGGGGGCGGCGTGAGGAACAGAACTCGCTCAGCAAGGCGGCGGTTCAGGAGGCCCCTAACTTGGCGGCGCTCTCCATTGATCGTTGCGTAAGACCATGCAGGAAACTGCTCAGCAGCGCCTAGAGTATCCCCAGCATTGAACTTACGTGCAAGCGTGGAGCGACAGTAGGCTTGTTCCCCAATGTTGAAGCTCAGGGAGACGAGGGCGTCAAACTGGTTCTGCGTCTTTGGTACAGGAGTGCAGCGATTGACTGCCGCCTCAAAGCGATCAACGTCCTCATCGAGAAGTGAAAGGCACTCAGCGTCAGTTCGACGCCCACCGGGGACTACATGAGCGCCTGTACTGCCATAGCATACAGTCCAGACACCAGCAATGTCACGATACGGATCATTCTCTTTGCCTTCCCATCCACCAATAAAGCCCAGCCCTGCGGCGGAGACTGCTAGAGCCCCCGCCGCGCCGACCAGAACCTTTTTCAGGTTATTATTCATGTTACAGAACCGGGATCACAGAGAGGTACCCAGTGCCACTATTATGAATAGCAGCTACAGCTTGCCCGGAGGTAAACTGCAAGTACACCGGGCACATACCCGGATCAATGTACATACACCCGGCCCCGCCAGTTACCGCCGTAACGGAAGCCGCTACGCCGAACTTGATCCAGCAGCCTTGGCTAGTGGTAAGTGCAACCTCAGTAGCAGCAATAGCACCAGTTTTAGCGGAGGTGCCGGAAATCGCCACAACTGCGCCATTGAGCCAGTCCAGCTTGCGAACAGCGCCCGCGTACTCCCCGGCCTCATTAACGGCCACTACACGGCGAACCGGGGCAGCAGCAAGAAAATCAGCGAGGGCCATTAGGCGGCAATCACAGCGGACGTAGCAGCCGAGGTCTTCGCCAGCGAACCAGCGTTGTTCGTACCCGTCACCGTGCAGGTGATGAGGCCGCCAATGTCACCTACAACGGGAACATACGTGGTGCCCGTGGCCCCAACGATAGCGACGCCACCCTTCTTCCATTGGCGGGTAAAGGTCAGGCCACCGCCAGCCCAAGTACCAGCCGAGACGGTAAGCGTCTGGCCGACCTGAGCCGTGCCAGAGATAGCCACGTTGACGCTGTTAGTAGGCACAGCCTCAGCATAGTCATCAAGCTCCGTCGAAGCGGCAGCAAGGAACGCTTGCAGTCGGTGAGCCTCGCTATGGAGGCCGTCCACGCGGGCGTTGACTTGGATGTAGGAGATAGCGTTGGCTACTTCCCGACGCAGACGTGCGCCGCCGTTAATCAGCCCCGGCGAGGGGAGTTCATCTTCGCGCATTAGCGCCTCCATTTAGAGAAAAGTGTACCACCGCCACGTTTGGGCGGGTCCACATATCGGTTGCGTTGCAGCGGGTCCTTAGCCCACTCCTTAAAGCGGTCTGCTTCCTGCTGTTTAACTGCACTAGCTTGGTCGATTGCGAGCATGGCAACAAAGTGCCTAACTGCGCCCTCAACCGCGTCAAGGCGGTCATCATGAGGTAGCGCACCACGTTCTTTCGTGATACGCATAAGTTGGTGAAAGAGGCTATACGTCTTACGCTTCTCCGGGGAGTAACGCTGGATACTTTCCGCATCTTCTTGTACGATGCTCTCGTTCACAATCAAGGAGCCTCGGGCCATGATAGGCTCAAGCGTCTCGATGATGCGGGCTTCTTTCTGGCCCGTTACATAGTCCTCTTCAATCCCGCCTTTCCAGCCGGGGTGTAGGATAGTGCCCGTTTGCGGGTCTTTCTCATCCTCACGAAGAATGGGTGTCCATACGGCGGAGAAGGCTCCGTAGCCCATGTTCTTCTCCACCTTAATCACATTGACTTCCCAACGGGTAGCAGCGCGCTTAAGATGCAGTAGAGTGTCTCGCTCGTATCCTCCGGGAACGCCATTGCACTCAAGCAGGTAGACGTTGCCGTTCAGGAAGCCAACGATTGCGTACGCGGTTTCATCCGCGTTAGCGCCACCACCGGCGGGGTCAACATACATGACAGTGCTTTGCAGCTTGGCTACCTCCGGGGAGATATCGTGCGGCTGCATCATCTTGAACGCGAGGTCCCCGATGGCATAGTCTTTAAGCTTGTCCCCGGTCATACCCCTAGTAACAGTCATCGGGAAGTTCCCAATGCCTAGACGCATGACGACAAGGTTCTCGGTCTTAAGCGGATAGCGTAGCGCATCCGCCAGACGAGTGTTAAGCATATGTTGAAGTTGGAAGTAGCTTGGGCCTTGGTCGAGTTCCTTGGCTTGAAGCTGAGCTTCCCCAAGGTACTCTCCATCCTCCACAGGCTGCCCTTGGTCCTTGAGCATCCCGCCGCCGTAGGCGAGTGCTGGGTTCATTTGCAGCCGACGCAGCAGAGCCGGGGCGAGCATATCGCCGTAGTTCTCAAGCTGCTTAGCGGAAGGATAGCGACCGGGCCACACTCTAACGGTGAAGCCACGGGCGGGGAGGGAGTTGTAGATACTCTCCTGAGATTGCGGCGTACCAAGGTACACGATGCGGCCGTCCGCGCAGATGGAGGTAAAGTCCCGCGTCAGGGCCAGCAGAAGCTCACGCATCATGCCAGTCCGGCTGTTCTTCACGCTCTCGATATCATCCGCGATGAGCAAGTCAGCGCGCTTCCCTTGCAGGTTCCCGGTAACCCCGGAGCAACCCACGCTTGGCGACTTATCCACGCCCTTAAGGGTGTAGTGTACGTCGAAGCTCTCAACCGAGGTCCGGTCCCCGTTAGAGGGATCGGGCCGAAGGCACTCTAGTTCCTCCATCGTCATAAGCAGACGAACGATGAGCGTAGAGATTTCGTTGGCTTGTGTGCCACCGGCGGAGAGAATGAGGATACGCGCTTTGGGGTTATGGATCAGGGTCCACACAGCGTAGCAAGCCGTAATCGTAGTCTTGGCTTGCCCACGCTGAGCTTGGACCATCAGGCTATGAGGACCGTTTGACAGGAACTCCCCAATGTCGTGCTGAACCCATGAGGCGTTAAAGCCTAGGTGTTCAAAACTGTCATCCAGAAAGTCCGAGAACTTGTGGTAGTGCTTCTGCAATACAGCAAGCTTGTCCCACCGAAGTAGAGCGGCCTCATTACTCTCCCTAGCCATTAGTTAGGAAGGCCCTGCATAAAGTTTGATTGCTCCCTAGCATCCTCCATATCCTGAGGCGTGAGCCGGGAGGCCCGACGCTTCTGGCGATCTTGGAGTTTCTGCTCAAGCTCACCGAGCTTGTTATCATCCGCAGGGGCGCAGGTAATGTTGTTGTCCTTGAGGAACTTGGCCGCTGCTTGAATGTCCGCCGCCGAGCAGGGGATAATCTCCCCCGTCGGCTGGCCATCCTCATCGAGAACAGCCGTGCCCTTAAGCTTAGCAATAAGGGCAGTTGCGGTTAGATCGTGCAGTAGGCCAAGTACGGCTTCATTTGCCGCCATCGTCTTCAATCCCATTCTTGCCCCGGTGGAGAAGTTTCCACAGGAAATAGCCCGTTTGGAGGAGCGTATAGAAGATTGTCAGGATGTAAACCCAATCCGACAGAGGGAGGCCGAACATACTGGCTCCCGTAATAGCAAGCGGTGGGGCGATCTTCGTGGCGTAACTCACGCCGTCAACGGCCAAAGTGTGGTCGTGCATGGTAATCCTACAGTTTAATAATGATACGGACTGCGACGTTAATAGGCCGCGCCTCGTCACCACCGGAAGAAGAAGTAGTCTCTGAACCGACAATACCACCAGCACCACCAGCAATGTTGGTGTTAGGAGTATCGTTGATGCTGGACCCAACAGTGTGCGTATGCGCTTCGTTCTGCCCAAGCTGGAGAGAACCGAGGACGCGACCGGCATCAATGGAGGAACCAAGGCTCAGGGAGCGAAGGAAGACACCACGAAGGTCCGGCACGACAATGCGTTTGTTTGCGGCGAAGTCTGCCGCAGCGTTGGCCCCGCGCGTAGTAAGCACGTTGGCAGAGGTATAGATAGGGGATACGGCTGCATCCAGCGCCCAGCATTGGGCAAACAGGTCAGCGGTATCAGCATTAGCCCGGCCAGCGCCGGAGGCCCCATTACCAATGGTGCTACCATCAGGAACGATCCAGCCCGTAGGCACAGAGGCAAAGAGCCCCTGCTTGATCTCTCCGGGAATATACAGCAAGGTCACCTTGTCTACCGCTGCGGTAACAGCGGGGTCCGCCGTAACCTCAGTGTAGGGGTGAGTGTGGGCTGACGGAGCAAAGGTTGTAGGCTTGCCCGTAACAGTGGACCAGTCCTGCGTGTGTGCACTAGGGGTAAACGTCAGCGGTTTCCCTGTGATGCTGCCCCAGTCCTGCGTATGGTACGCTGGCACAAACGCAGTCGGGACGCCGGTAAGCAAGTCCCACGAATGGTAGGACCGGGCTGCTTCCCATACGCCACCGACCTTAAGGCGGTAGTCACCGTTGACCAGCAGTTCGGCACCCGTAAGGGTATCAGAGCTAACAATAGCAGCGCCGTCGCTAAACTCCTGACGCGCAGTAAATACTTGGTCAGCGTCCAGACGAGCGAGGCCGGTAAGGTCTTCACCGAGGAGGTCCTCGATAGTGCCAGCTAGTGCAGCAAACTCTCCGGCGACAGCAGTAGCGGTTGCGCTAGCGCCGTTGGCAGTAGTAACCGCAGTCCCCGCCTCGTCCAGCGCCTCGTCCGCAGTAACGGCAGCAGCATTGGCGATAACCGTAGCAGCGGCAGCAGTAGCAGTAGCGGCAGTGGTTCGCTCCTCAACGCCAGCAAAGCGGTCAATAGTTTCCGCGCCGATAAACACGGCTTGCTTAGAGAGAGTGTCTAGGTTCTTCTCCGTAAACGCGGAGCCGCCGTTAAAGTCCACGAGCGGGGCGTTCTTAGGAGTATCGCGGTAGAACACGAACTCTTGGCCGTCGTCAACCGCAGGGCTAACATCGACGCTAGTGTCCGTAATCCAGTCGAAGCCAAGCTCAGTGAGCGTACCATCGACGTTTACAGTATAGGCTTTGACGTGTGCGCGATCAATAAATCCGCCAGCAAAAGTCAGTTCCCAAGTGGTAGTTGTTCCGTCGCCATCGAAACGATTAAGGGCGTACCTGTAATCGGGGTCCAATAGCGGGTCTTCTCCGGCCATCCGGCCCTCCAATCAGTTAGTAGGAATGATTATGTTCTAGGGTGACGAAACTAGGGCTGTTACACCCTAGTCTCATACACTTAGTCTTCGTCCAACGCTTCCTCGATAGCATTGATAAACGGAACGACATACGGGAGGTTAGCGCCCGGCAGCAAGCTTTTAAGCTTCTTCAAGTCACCGTTAGCTAGGCCAAAGGCTCCCTCTACAAGAGAGGCAGACGGGGCCACTACCCCACCAAGGAACTTGCCTTGGCCTCTAGCACCGCCCCTCGGGTTTACCGTGGAGCTAAGCCAGTCGGGTGCAGCGTCCCCCATGATGTTAGTAGCGGCGGACCCGCCAATGTCCCAAATGTCCCCGGCAAAGCCAGCAGCAGACGCGTAGGTCATGGTTGCTTGGGCGATAGCCGCAGGGGCAAGGTACTTCTCAAGGTAAGCCTCGCGGTCCTCTTCCGACATACCAAGCGTCCTAGCGTGGATGCGAGCCATGTGGATCGGGGCAGCAAAGGACATAGCGCCCATGAGGAACATCATGCTCTTAAGCGCCCCGTAGTTCCTGAGGTTCCTGCCCCACTGCTTTTCAACAGCAGTAAGCGAGAACGTGCGGAACTGCGTGAGCAGCTTGAGGAAGCCGTCGTGTGCCCATTTACCAGTCTCACCAATGTAGGTACTCTGGATGATCTGGCTTGAGCCACGGTTGATAACACCGACTAACTCCGCGCGTTGTGCGGGAGTTAGGTCCCCAGCAAAGATATCCAGCTTGCCAAGCTCCTCCCCCCTGAACTCCGCGATCTTGTCAAGGTTCTTCTTGATCGCTGCGCGTAGCTCAGGGCTAAAGCCCATATCGGCAAGTGCAACATCCTCCGTACCGTTCTTAATGTAGCGGAACGCCTTGCGGATGATTTGCTCGCTCATGCCACGAACTTGAACAGCCGTGATCATACGGTGCCCGGAAAGGATCGCCTGAGCGTGGGATGCGCCACGGATGACACGGGTGCCCAAGCCTAGGCCCTCGCGCCCGTACATCTGAACATCGTTGTCTTTCACGTCCAGAGCGCGCGTCATAATGAACGCGTCCAGACCGACCTCAAAGCCTTGCTGCTTCTCAACGCTAGTCAAGATACCGCCTACTTCCCCGCCTTTACGGATAGTGCCCACCTCGTTGAGGAGCCGGGGAATATCCTTGATGGAGGTCAGGACGCGGCCCCAACCGAGGGCAGCGATGCCGTTACCGTATTCACCGAACTGCGTGACACCCATACCACCAAGTTTGACGGTAGACGTGATAATCCGCAGATTGTCCATCATATTACCTTGGTGCTTACCAAATGGCGTGTTGAGGAACTCGGCAGAGATTTGGTCAAACGCAGCTAGACCGTCGTTAGTGACCCGCCCTGCGTCGTGAGCAATAGCAAGGTACTTGCGAATGACCTTAAGCCCATGCGAGCCAGCGATGCCATACTGTTGTAGGGCAATCTCGCCAGCGGACCTACGAGCATACGCCCGGTACATCCCCACCATGTCGGTGTCCATGATATCCAGCAGCTTGACCTTCGTACCGTCGGCAAGGGCGTAGGTGGACATAACGTCAAAGTTAAGTCGTCCCTTGGTAAACCCAGCGCCGCCGCGAGCAAACTTCTGTGTAGCCTTGTCGATACGCGCAATGTCTTCCTTGCTGGCGCCCGCTCGCATAGTCTCAAGCAGATCGTCAACAAAGCCGCCCGCGCTCTGGTGAGTGAGGTTGACAGGCACGTCGTAGTTACCTGCTGCGCGGTCAATGGCACTCTCAAGATAGCGCCTACCAAAGTAGTCCGAGAACTTCTGATCCCACCCAAAGATGGTGCGGACTTGCTCAGAGATAATGCCACGGAACGCAGCCTGTTGCTGCACGTTAAGCCGCTGGATTTTAGCGGAAGATACGTGCTGCGGGAAGTAGCTTGGGTCCCCCGGCTTAATGTTCTGGCTACCCAGCGTACCGGCGCGAACCTGCTCCTCACCCATAAGCTTGTACCCGGCTGCCATATAATCAGCAGCTTGGCGCACACTGGCCGGAGCAGAGCTAGCGTACAGGTCAGGGCGAGCCCTAGCCCGCAACTCCGCTGCGACCTCAATGTCGAACTGTTGGCGAAGCTGTCCGTCACCGAAAGCAAACGCCATCCATCCTTGGCCCCGCGCTTGGCGGTAGATATGGAAGTTGTCCTCGTAGGCAAGAATGGGCCGCATGAAGCGGCGCTCGTTGATTGCGGCAGTAAGCGCGGCAGAGTGCCTACGCCCGCCGCGGCCAGTGGTGCCCTCAGTCAGGACGAGGCCCGCAGCCCTTGCCACGTTATCCTCCTGAGCCAGCAGGGTTTCCCCTGTAGAGGCCATGCCGGTCCTGCGAAGGATGCCGGTATCTCCTTGGATATCAGCGATGGGGTTAGCCTCCACGATAGCGTCGGAGCGTTCCACAAGCTGCCCAATAAGGTTGCGCTGCATATCGTCAGAGACAACATCGCCACCTAAAGCGGTAACACGCGCAGCACGGGCACCTTGGTCCACAAGCTCCGCGTCCTCTGGAGAGAACAGTCTGTTCTGGTCAGGGACAGGACTAAAGCTGTCATTGATGATGCCTGTGACCCGCTCGTTGCGAATGTTGTTTGCAGCGGCTTGGATACTTTCTACAGGGGCCTCAGGACCAACGCGGTCAATAGCCTCAGACAGGATACCAACCTCGTCGGCGTTAGCCCCTGCTACAAGATCATCAGCAATAGTTTGCAGCCCGCGATTTGGCGTAGCACTGCGCGAAACGAATGGAATAGCAGCAGTACCCAAGATGGCACCGAACAGGCTGTTAACCGCGTAATCCTCCGGGGCTTGATAGCTCCCGGCAATGCGGTCAATGATAGCAGTACCGGCGACGTTACCAACAACGCCTTCGCCGACAAGGCTTGTACTTGCGACAAACGGGCGGGCAGTTTGGAACAATGCCCTAGAGCCTGTACCAGTAATCTGTAGCCCCTTACCAATGACGCCACCAAGCAGGAAGCCCACGGGGTCGATCAGACCGGACGTGATGTTAGTGACAAGGCCGTCACCAGCAAGCTCCCTAAGTTCCACCTGCTCGTCCTGCCGCGCAATGATGCGTTGAGCGCCCTCTAGGCTGGTAGCCCGCTCGCGCAACTCAATACGCTGGCGCTCAGTGCGGCCCTCCTCCAACACGGCCATGTTAGCCTCGTAGTCAAAGTCAGGGTCCCTGCCGGGGATGTTCGTATCAATAGCATCAATAAGGTTACCCGTGATGGTATTGAGCCGCACAGCCGCAGAGAAGCGGTCCATGCCACTGATCTGCTCTTGCTCCACCGCAGTGACCACCCCGCCAGTTTGGGCAGCGTTGACCTCAAGCATACCAGTAAGGGAGGTAGCATTGGGGTCACTAAATGGGCGGAAGCCGCCAAGCTGGCTGACCATGCGCTCAGCAGCACTGGTGGACCGTACAGGGGCCTCAGGGGCCACAGCCGTGCCGCTCAGTACGTCCTCAGGGCGCACCCCGGCACTTGACCCGTCAGTGGT